GGCGTCCTTCATCTTTTCGAGTTTTGTGTCGTCGATGTAGTGATTGGTGTGCGACCTATGCTCAAGGCACTTATTGCATAATCCAGACTTTGCACCGCGGCATTTCGTCCTTCGCCGCGGCATCCAGCGCTAAGGCTCTCAGGTCAATCCGTCTCATGCTGTACCTTCGAACGCCGCTAGGAACTGCGGCTTGGTCATCTGGTGAATGGAACCGTTGCGGTAGACCTTACGAGGCCACCCGATGTAGTCGACATCCAGGAGCGGAGCCGTAGTGCAGCGGCAGTTAGGACAACCACCGGGGCCGTAGTGGCCTAGCGATGACTTCTCACCAGCCAGGGCCTCGGGGTCAGGAAGATCAGACCAGGCGAAGATTACCTTGTCCAGGGCCTTGTGCGACTTTCTAACCCGCACGTCCTCTGAGGTAAGCCACTCGGCAAACTTGATGTCGAGGTCCTCGCACCTGGCTTGAGTTAATGCAAGACTCGCCTTAGCGGTCTCGGTTCTTGAGATCAAGTGCACTCGGCTCCGCAGCAACTCAGGAAACCGCGTCCTGAGCATCTTCGTCACCGTCGCCGGCCTGGTGCCTGCCTGCTGCGCCGCTCGCACTTCGTGAACGAGCGTCTGTGCGGCGTCGAGCGGGACGGAGCTGATGTACTTGGCGTTGTCCTGAATAAGACGCTGCACCTTGACGCCTAGGCCGCCCTGCATTTCCCTTTGCAGCAAGCGGTAAAGTTCGCGAGACTTTTGGCTCTTGGCCGCGGCGGCGCGCCAGCTCTTCACGTTCTTGGTGTTAGTCCAGAACACCATGCGCCGCGCCAGCAGATCGCTCGCTTCTTGCACGTCTGCATGACGAGTCCGATCAGCCAGTTCCTGCAGCCAAGACTCAAGGTCCTGGCCGGTGCCGATGGGTTTCAGCACCCGGCGAACAATGGACTGAATACCCTGGGCGTACGCCTTCTCCAGACGCTGCGTGGTCTTGAAGACTGTGGGCTTGGTGGGAGGCATCGCAGCCTACAGCGCCAGCGTACCGAGGTCGAGGCAGTCGGCGGGGATGCGGTCTTTGGCGCCCATCAACTTTGCAGCTTTGGTTGGTGAAGCATTCTTGTTCTCAGGCTTTTCCAACTCACGCCAATACGCTTCACGCCGTGCCATACCACCCAACCGTGCCATCTCAGCGCGTTCTTGGTTCTCAGTGACAGCGTCCCTCGCCGGCCGAGCGTCCAAGATCGCGTCCAATGCGCGATGAAGCCGGGCCGGGGCTTTGCGAGTGGAATCAGTGGCTTTCTTCTCACGCACTAAGTAACCCATTTTGTAGTAATTCCTTTCACCAGGCGTTAATTGCTTTGTCAAGCGTTTAGCATGCTCACGCGCCTGCTCGATGGTGTCGTGCTCACCCATCACTGCCGGGTCATGTGATCCGATTGATCCGCCGCGGCTTATTACCTCGAACTTCGCCATCTCTCAGTGCACCAAAATCCCTTCCTTGCCCTGGACACCCAAGGCAATGCAGTGCTCCTCTGACATCCAGACGTATTTGAATGCGCAATCTCCGGGACGCGACTTGAGTTTGAATATCTTCCCATAGAGCAGCTTGAACTTGATGACGCCCTCTACCGGGGCGCCGGCGGCTTTGAACCGTTCCAGCAGTAGCTGGGAAAATTGATACGGGCCGGTACGGTCGTTATAGAGCGCGGCGATCTCGAACCCGGCCACGCGGATGGCGATGACCTTGTCCTCGGTCGGCTCAGGTGCCTGAATCTTAGGCAGCAGGAGGTTAGGGTCCTTGACCAGGACGCGGTCTTGGTACTTCTCAGGGATGTCAGGCATAGCGCTACATCCCCGTCGGACGCTTGTCCAAGCCGGCGGCCTTCAGCACCTCAGCAAGATCGTCGACGTGCAAACAATCACACATACAAGCGTACTCGCTGGCACCCTGCGCCACCGCGATATTGCCATTGCAGTAATCGTTCCCAGCCACGGCACTGTGCAGTATGCCAAATGCCTCAATCGCACCGACGCCATTGAGCCTGACGATCTTGTCGCCGTTCTTCGCTTCACGCCCGTTTCTGTAATGCATCACACTCTCCTTCTGAGGAACTCAAACTCACGGTCGCCACCGGATATCGGATGGTCTTGGCTCTTTAAGTACAAAACACCGCATGCGTGGCAGAGCGACACCCTGCACCGGGCCGTACCAGGTCCGCGCTCAACGACGTGCATCGTCAATGTATTTGCGGCTTGCGCCTCACCGCACTCATGGCAGGTAAATGCCCGGTCGGCCGGTACGAAGTGGGCCACGCGGTCACCACTCCCTCGGTGCCGGTCTGTACTTGGTCAAGTCATAGTTCGCTTCCTGGTTGCGTTCGCCCTGGGAAGGACCGCGCTGGAAGGCAATCAAGATACCGAGCAGCGCGGCCAGAGCGGCTAGTGGGTGGTCGAGGATGCCCGAATCTTCACCTTTGGCCGCTCCATTGCACCATCCACCTGTTTTCATATTGGCGTGCGGCTGAATCACGCCGCTCTTTGCCACCACCTCACGCTTACATATTGGGCAAATGGTAACACTGATGCCACTACGTAACTTCGTGTCTTTGGCCAATGCTTTATGTAGCACATGGTCCTTCCTGCGCCCGCACACTTTGCAGAAATTCTGGTTCTCACGCGCTTCTTTTTTCCGTGTCCTAGGGTTCCAAACCGTGGTCATCTGCCCTGGTTGAAACTCATGTTGTATGTGATGCTCAGCATCACTAACGGGCATGGGGCGCAAGGCCACTCCGTCTTTCGTCTTCATGACCTCGCACCCCCTTTCCGATTCACAGCCGCGCGCCGGGCGCCTGCTGCAACGATGACACATCCATCAGGCCCGTGGAGGAGTTGGACTTGCCCCCTCCAACCTTTGCCCGGCGCACGTCTTGGTTAGGCAACCTGCGCGAACGTCCCGCCCGTGACATCGTCAACGATACCTTCCTCGGTGACCGTGCCCGTGACCGTCGCGGCCGTGCCGTCGAGGTTAGTATACTGCCAGGTGACGGTCAGCGCCTCACCGCCCGGAGCGATCACCGCGTTAGGCGTAAGGTTAAGCGTGAAGGTCGCGCCCGTCGGGTCGTCGGCGAGGTCGATCGAGGCCGGCGCGTTCACCGGGTCGCTGGTGAAGACCGAGGCCTGAGCGCCGACGAGCGGAAAGGGCGGGCCAGAGAACGTGGGCGTGACCTGGAACTTGGGGCTGTTTCCTGGTTGGATCGGGATCATGATTCCTCCTAGTGGAACCTGGGTAAAGGAGCCGCCGATCACCCGGCCGGCCGGTCTAATGACGTGCAGGATCGCGCGCAGCAGGGTGACCTGCTCCTTACCTAGCCGCTCTATCCTACGCAGTGTGCTAACCATCTCTTGCGCGATGATGTCGTGAATGCCGCGCCTCCTCGCGCGCCGCGGGGCGCCAAGATCAAACCGCGCCGCTGACGCGCCACTGAAGAATCTTGCCGTGCACGCCGTACCGAAGCGCGTCCACCTCGTCGTCGTTCACCTTTAACGGCTCTTCTTCACCGCGCTTGGCGGCTTTGTCATTCCAAGTATATTGCGGCACCCGCTTACATAGCCGTGGGCATCCGGTCTTACTGACCAGCAGCTTGCGCCTGGCAAGAAGGGTAGAGACGGTGTGAATGCCCTCAGTGACGCTATTATCGGCCGTGACAACCCAGAAACCGCGCAATATGAGCTCAGCCCTCAGCGACGCGGCTTCGGGAGGAAGTCTGACTTCATAGCCCTTAGCACCGAACTCCTCTAGGTCGTCCGCATATTGGCCGTCAGTCTTTTGCCGGCGTTGCTCTCTGGAATCCCATACTTGCTCGCGCATAACGCGTACCACGTCACCGTCATCCATGAACTCAAGATGAGCCTGTGGGTGGTCCACACCTGGATCAACCGAGTACCACTTCTCGACCATGCCACGAGCGCCTTGTCCGAATCCCGACGGTGCACGGTCAAAGGCGTTCTCCACGTCGCTCCAGCTGTCACGGTATATACTGCCTTCAGCGGCTACCCATAACCCGTCGATGTAACGAAGCTTGAACACGCCGGATTGGCTAGCGATGATATCGGCTTTGGCTTCAAGCGAGATATTCGGATTGTCATCGAGCGTAAAATGAATGACTTCAAGTCGATCCGCGGAGAACTTATCAATAACGCTGGT